AAATAAATTTAAAAATCTACTCACATTTGAAAGGAGAAATTGATATGAAAACAATAAATTTTTATAAAAAGACAGATAAAGTTTTTTCTGTTTATGCTGAGTCTTTGGAGAATGTTATAAATAGTCCTCTATCATACTTTCAAGGATATACAAATGATATGATAATAACTGATATAACATATCAACATCCAATATTTAAAGATGATGTATTGAGAGAAATGACAAAAGAAGAAAAAATAAGAGCTGGTATTGATGTACAATTAGAACTAGGAGAAATTATAAAAGATAGAAACTTGATTAAAATACCTCAACCTAGCAAATATCACACTTGGGATAATGTGAGACAAGAATGGGATATAGATTTGAAAGAAGTAAAAAGAACTTTTAGGCACAAGTTTCAAAATATTTTATTAGAGAAAGTTTATGAAGATTACAATTATAATGGTAAAGTATTTCAAATGGGTCCAAATGATGAGTTGAATTTTTTAAGAGTTAAATCTGCAATAGATATAGCAGGTAACTCAGATGATGCTGGACTAATAGAACAAGCATTAAAAATATTGAATATAGAAGTTACAGAAGAAGTAAAAACAGGTATTAAAAAAGCTATAAAAGATAAAAATTTGATGGCTTTTATAAAATCTTTACCAATAAATTGGAGATTGAAAGATAATTCAGTTGCTAAAGTAACATTTACTGATATAAATAATATTTATTTGATGTGGATATTAAGAGGAACAGCTGCACAAGAAAAATATACAGCAATAACTCTTAAAATTTCAACAGCTAAAACAGTAAATGAATTAGAAGCTATTAAGTGGGAATAAAAGAGTTAAATCAATTAAAGGTAGTTTTATATAGCTACCTTTTTTTAATGGCTTTAAATGGCAAATTACGAGGTCGTTTTAATAATTTTTATAAAGGAGATGGTAAAAAATGAAAGTAGCATTAATAATAGGGCATAATCAAAGAAGTAAAGGAGCATATTCACAAATAGTTGGCTCTGAATATGATTATTGGAAAAGAATATCAGAAAAAATAAAAACTGAAATTCCATTAATGGTAGATGTATATGAGAGAAAGCCAAATCAATATTATACAAGAGAAATGTTTGAAGTACTGGAAGAACTTAACAAGAATGATTATAAGTTCTGTATTGAACTTCACTTTAATGCAGCAGCAAGTGAGCAAGCCAATGGTTGTGAGTGTTTAGTTTACTGTGGAAATAATAAAGCTAAGGCACTAGCAACAGATTTTATGGCTAGATTGCAAAACAAGTTTGGTAGTAAGATAAGGACCAAAGAAAATACTTTAAAAGAAATTAAGGTTGTAAATGGAAAAGAATTAACAACAGAAAAGAAAGAAACTACAAGAGGTTTAATCTTAATTCAAGATTCTAAAACTAGGGGAGGTTACGGAATATGTAAATCAAAAGACACTTACATACTGGTTGAGCCTTTCTTTGGTAGCAACAATGATGAGTCTTTGAAGTTTTCTGTGGAAAAAGATGTTGTAGATTTATTTGTTAATTTTATAAAAGAAAATATTTAATAAACAGTCTGGCCAGACAAATTTATTATAAAAATTAAAAAATTTTAGGAGGTTTTAATTATGAAAGATTTTATTTATGGTATGTTTTTTAAAGTGTATGCAATTTTTATGAGTTTTACTTGGGAACAATGGTGCTGGATGGCATTAGCTGCTGGAATAGTTGCTTATATGGTTTATAACAGAAAGAAGTATGTGCAAATATTTGATAATGCAGTGGTGTATGCAGAAACATCTTTTAATTATGGAGATAATCTTAAAAAGCTAGATGGAGCAGTAACATTTATAATAGAAAGAACAAATAGTCTACCATTTATAGCAAGAGTTATAATCAGAAAATTTTTAAGTAGAAAAAGAATGGTAGATATCATAGAAACAACACTACAAAAGTTTTCTAATGTATTTGGAACAGGAAGAAAAATAGATATAAAAGGAAATGAGGAAGATGGAGAAAACTAAATTAATCCTGGAACCAATTTCAAATGGGAAAGCAGTTTTGCTAGAAGAGTATGTTTATGATATAAATGGGTACTTGATAAGAGTACCCAAATCTTTTATAACGGATGGGGCTTCTGTCCCTAAGAGTTTACAATGGCTATATAATCCTTATGGGAAGTATATTAATGCTGCTGTCGTACATGATTATTTATACAGTTGCTATAACAATACAGGTATTAATCGTACCTTAGCAGATAAAATATTTAGACATATTATGCAAGAAACAGGAGTAGATAACAGGACTGTAAGAAGATTCTATACCGCTGTAAGATGTTTTGGTGAAACATCTTGGAAACCTAAATTGTTAAATGAAGGTTATAAAGATAAAGCTATTATAGACAGGACAAAGGAGGCTAAGGAATATTATAATTACTGGGGAAAAGTGTTAGGAATATAGGTGGTGTGTATGGAAAAAACTTTACTAGAATATGGTGTAGTAGGGGCTATTTTACTGTATTTCTTATGGAAAGATAGTAAGACATTTGAAATTTATAGGACTACTATGCAGAAGATAGTGGACCAGTTAGAAGCAATGCAAAAGGATCAAACAGAATTAAAAAAAGACATGGAGGAGATTAAGAAATTCATAAAATAATGGGGTAGGAAAAAATCCTACCCTCTTTTTTTATTATATTTTTATGTTATCTAACATATGTTATATATGAATTAATCTAAATTAGAATTAATTTGGTGCAAACAAAGTGCAAACAAAAATCTACTTCACCAACAAAAAAGCCCTCAACTTTTTGCAAGTTCGGGCTTTTTTGTAGAAATTAAACTATTTTTAAAATATGATTTCTAAAGTATGCTAAATACCATTAATTCAAATTTTAAGTGTAGAATAAATTGACTTAGATTAATTTTGATGGTATCAAAATGGAAACAAAGTAAAATTAAAATAACAAATGTTATATAACAAAAAAAGCAGGATTAATTCCCTGCTTTTAATTTTTCTTCTATTCTTTTTAATAGAGCTTCCAACTCTTCTCTTGTTGCAAACTCCTCTAGAAATCTTTTCATTCCATTTCTAGCATTTGCTTTTGCTCTTGCTAGTTTTCCTTTTTCCGTCTTCTCATATGCACTTTGAGCTTTTTTCCTCTGCTCATCCGAGTTGAAACCATTTCTTGCCATTTTTTCTCCTTTTTAGATTTTTTCTAATTGAAATAGTAGTAATTTATATAAATCTTGTGCTTTTATCTTTGCAAAATTCTCTTTTGTATCCTTAATCTTATAATCTAAATCTATATAATCATAGATGTACAGAACTTCAACTTCTTCTATTTTTTCAATTTTAAAGAAAATGTAGACTTCTTCATAACCGAACATTCCCAAATCAAGAGTTAATTCATTTAAAAGATTAAAACTTTCATTACATACGATAGAAGTATCTTCAGTTTGATACTTCTTACATAAGTTTATATAATTGTCCACATTTTCAAATTCATAGGCGATTTTCTCACCTTTTGATTTTAAATAATCGGCTGTAAACAGTAGCATTTTTACTCCTCCTAAAATATAATTGTATTTTGCCTCACAGGTTCTATTACATAATCATAAACTTCAACTTCATAAAAATCATCTACAAAAAATCTTTTTTCAAATCTTAAATTTTTAAATCCTCTTAGATAATTATACAAGTCTGAAACATTAACTGTTTTCTCGTATTCTTCAATTTCTTCAGGTAATTTTTCTAATTCAACCCAAGTAACTTGATTTTCTATTCCTTTTAAGAAATCAGTTTTTTCTATTTGTTTTTTAAAAATTTTAGGAATATATATTTTTTTTATTTCTTCAGGTTTTATTTCTTCTTTTACATATTCACTATAAAATTCATCATTATGATCATTAGGCATGAATTTTGTTTTTTTAGCATATTTTGTTTGAACTTCCAATAATACAAGTCCATATTGCATAAATGTGTTTAGTTTACCTTTCGGTTTAAAAAGATAAACTACTTCTCTTGAATTATTACTTCTGTTATTTTCTTCCCAATTGTCATTTCCTGTTACAGATATTGGAAGTATCCCATTTTTCAATATATCTTTTAATTCTTGAAGTCCCACATTTTTAAATAGTTTCATTTTAGATCCCCCTTAATTTATTCATCTTTATACCTTAATTTTATCATATGTAATTACAGATGTCAATATTTTTTTAATATTTTTTTAATTTTTTTAAATATAGATAAAATCATACTTTCAAACAATAAAAAAGAGGGGTAGCATAAAAACTACCCCATTATTTTTTACAATTCAAAAAGTGATTATTAATTTCTTTCAAAGATTCTTTTATTTCTTTCATATCATCAGTCATTGTTTTTTCTAACTTTTCTATTTTTTCATTCAAGTTTAGATTTTTTTCAGAAAAGTATTTTTCTAAATTAGTCATGTTGTTTTCATATTCTTTTTTGTCTAGCTTTCCTTTTATCATATCCTCCAAATAATAGTTATTCTTTTCAATTTTGTTATCAATGCTAGATGATATGCTTCTAATGAAAGCTATAACACCAATTAATCCAGCTGCATATGTCAAATGTTCTTGAGTTATTGCAACCATAAGCACCACCTCATAATTTTAAAATTTCATTCCAATATTTATAATATTCTCTTGCTTCCTTAGTATAATCTACTATTGCCTGGTCTTTGTATCCTTCATTTTCTATTTTATCTTGCCAACTCATTGCACCAAAATATCTTACAGCTTTGTAAAATTTTTTTCTAGTATTACTATTTACTTCAGTTTCTTTCATAATATAATCAAAAATCTTATCTGCTAATTTTCTATTTATGCCTGTGTTATTATATTTGGAATATAAATAATCATGAATTACAGCACTTTTTATCCATTTCCCAAAAGGATTATAAATAGATTGTAAACATTTTGGAATAGATGCTCCATCTGTTATAAAACCTTTAAAGACTTTTATCTGATAGCCGTTAATGTCATAGATATAATCATCTAATAACATTGCTTTACCATCAGATAAAAATCTTAGATTTAATTTAGTTTTTTCCATCTTTTAACTTCTTGAATAATGGTTGTAATTCAGCTACTACAGCATCTATTGTATTTTCATTGATAAAAATTCTTAAATGTTTTGGCAATTTAGATATAAACTCTTGTACTGCTTTTTTCTTTAAATCTCCTAATCCTTTTCCTTGAATAGCCAATTCTTGCTCTATTGCTTCTTTGTTTATTGCTTCTTTTCCTTCATATCTCCATTTTAAAGCAAAATAAACTACCAATGAAAATACATACCCTAAAATTTGCCATAATAATTCTTTTTCCATATTTACTACCTCCTAAAATTTATAATTTTGTCTGGCCAGACAATTATTTAATCTTCAATTTGGAAATGTGGCCCATCCTTAAATGTTTTCCAATCTCCGCCCCAAGTTATAATGTAACCTAATTTTCTTGCAACTCTTTTAATGCAATCAGCAACTTCTTTATAATATTTAAAATCCCATGTTACTTTTCCATCTATCCAAATAGCTATATCGACTGCTTTTCCTTTCAAATGATAGCTTTTTAATGTCTTAGATTTTCCTTGTGCTACTAATTCTATTTGTCTTTTCATTGTTCTTATTCCTTCAGTTATAGAAAAATCGTAAGGACTTTCTTTTATAGCTACATTCATTAAGTTTTGTAGTCTTATATCTACTGTTTCAAGTTTTGATTTGCTTTTTTCAGAAAACTTATACATTTTCATCATCTCCTTAAAAAAAACGACCTTGTAAAACGCATTTTAAAACGTTAAAAAAAGGGTAGCTATATAATAGATACCCTTAATAAAAAATTAACCATTTACGAGCTCATTATGAATTTCTTTTCTTTTTGTCTCAAATTCGGCTTTTGAAAGGTCTTTCGGGTTAACCTTTGTCTTAAAGTAAATTTCAGTGTCATAAACACTTTGAACAAATGTAGTTCCATATAACATCAAGATTCCCAGTTCATTTAATCCTGCAGGCATCCCATAATTGTCCTCAAAATACCATGTTGTCTTTTTGATTTTTCCTAATTTTTCTGCTATTTGTAATGCCATTACATTAGCTACCATGAAAGCAATATCTTTATCTCTGCATCTCTGGCGATGTTCTTTTCCATCAACTTTATAATCGAACCCATACGCCAAAGCCTCTGCTTTTAGATTGTCAATCAAAATACAATAATCATCATATTCTTTTTGATTATCCAATATCCATAATAATTTTTCTTTATCCCAATACATGTACTTTTGATTTCCAGATGGTTTATGCACTGTTACTAATTTCTTATCTTTTATAAACTCTCCATCCTCCAGCTGCACCTCTATATTTGCTCTTATTTTTTCTTCTTTGCTCATCTCTCTTAAGACATCATCTTTGTAAATCGGATATTGATATGTAACATCAGTAATTATCATATCTTGAGTATAACCATTGAAGTATGATAGTGGTGATTTTAAGACATCTTCTAAACTTTCTGCATAAACAGAAAAGATTAATTTTTCTTTCTTGTAAAAATTTATTGTTTTCATTTTTTACTCCTTTCATTTGTGAATAGATTTTTAAATTTATTCAGATTTTTATAACTAAAAATGCTGTTTTGAGTATCTTATATATAAAATTCTTAGAAATTATA